TATTGTAAATAAAATTTAATATAATTTTAGATTTTAAATTATTATTAAAACCATATTTATTAAAATCATTTGCATAATCGATTTGTTGGATATTTATATTATTGTTTGTATATATTTCTATTTTTTTTGTATCGTCTTTAATTAAAATATTAGATATTTGATTTATAAGTTCAATTGAGTTTTCTTTATTTTTATTTTGTGTTATGTTGTAATATAAATTTTTAATAATATCTATAATAAGAAGTAAAAAATTTCTAATATTATTTTTATTTTCATATTTTCCTATTATTTTATTAAAATAACCTTCTTCAAATACATATGCTCTATCAAAATCATATATTTTAATTAAAAATGGCAAACTTATATCATATTTTTTATTTTCTATAAAAAATAAATATTTTGGATTAGATTGTTGATTTCCTCTAATTTTTTCTAAAATGTTATTAATATCATTATTTAATAATACATTTCCTCCATGTGTATCACTATTCGATATTTTCATACAATCTAACGATTTAAAAGAAATTGCAAACTGAAACATAAAAATTAATAAAAAATCTTTTAAATTATTTCCAAACATATTTATATTATCAATCACACTATTCATAGTAACTGGTTTGTTGAAACTTTCAGTTATAAAATATCCATAATTTAATTTTTTCATATCAAGAGAATTTACATCGAAATTTTTATCAGTTGGAAAATTAATAAAATTATTATCATTAATAGATAATCTTTTTATCATATTTCTATCGTTGCCTTCATAAATTAAACGCAACATGTTATGTATAATTGTTTTTATATTTCTAATAAAATTATTATCAACATTATATATAGATTTTTTTAAAAAAGTAGTGACATCGTTATAAGTATTACGCAAACTTCCTCCTTTTGTTGTTACAAAAAAAGGACATATGTTATATTTAACTAACTTGTTTATTTTACCTAAATAAATTGCATATTCATATATAAGAGGATATATATTATATATATACAAATTTTCATGATATTTTGATTTTATATCATTTGTAATTCCTGAAATAAATAATTTCATATAATAAGTATTGTTATTTTTATCTGTTAATATATATATGTCAGATGAAGATGCACTATCTGATTTTTGTCCTTCTATTTTTGTTATACAATTTTTTAAAGAATATAAATCAGAAAATGATGTTTCTTCTATCTGAGTACATGGAAAGCCTGTAGGATAATGTACATTATATAAATTTTCATTAGATTGTGTTATTCCCATTTTATATTTTTAAAATACTAAAATATAAAAATTGATTTTTTAGTTTATTTTTACTTTTTAAATTAAAAAAATGTCGAGACAATATAACAATATTTTAAAACATTTACAAGAACATTTTATTCTTAATACTTCTCTCGATGAATATTCTAAAATGGATGAAAAATTAAGAGAATTTTCATTTACTTGTAAAAAACAAGGACATTTAAATACTCTTAAACATACTTCTTATGTTAATAAACGTTCTCTTTTTAATAAAGAAAATAAACCATTAGAAGAGTTTTGTGTTTATTGTGTTGATGGAAAAGAAAAAGAAGATAATTTTGAAAAATATAAGAATGATATATTAGAAAATTCTGGACATTTATTATTAAGTTACGATGTTAAATCAAGAGACGCTATTTATATTTGTGGAAATTGTAATGAACATAATAAAACACATATGTCTAATCTTCATGATAAAAATTTAGGAAGTTGTCCTAATTGTCAAAATCATAAATTTAGATTATCTTATGATAAATTAAAAGAAGATGTTGAAAAGCATGGTTTTAAATTATTAACAAAATCAGAAGAATATATTTCAAATAAACAAAAATTAAATGTTATTTGTAAATGTGGAACACAATATCAAACATATTTAGTATCTATTAGACAAGATAAACACTGTAAAAATTGTAAAACAGAAAAATACGAAAAAACTTGTATGGAAAAATATAATGAAAGAAATGTAATGCATATTGATGGAAATTTTTATAAATGTCAAGAGAATTATTCTACTTCAAAAGAATATTCTTTTGAAGAATCTGGTAGAAAAATAATTATACAAGGAACTGAAGATATAGTTATAAATTATTTACTTCATAATGAAAATAAAATATTAAAAAGAAAAATTAAAGAGAATGAAATTTTACAAAAAAATATACCAAGTTTTAAATATACATATGAAGATAAAGAATATAAATATTATCCAGATTTTCATATAAAAGATACAGACTTAATAATTGAAGCAAAAACGATAGATACTCATAATAAAAAACCACATTATATCAAAAATTATTTAAAATACAAATCTGTTGTTTGTTCAGGATACAATTTAATGATTGTTATTTTAGATAATAATTCAAAGTTATTTGACATTTGGTATTTTTTAAAAAATGGGTCTGAAACAAGTGTATTAAAACAAAATGGAGTTAATATAATATTCAATCAAAGATTAACAGTAAAAATGAAATTAAATAACATTGAAGAATTATGTAATATTTTTATTTTATAATAATATTAAGTTTAATGTAATTATTTTATATATTTTTTAAATAAAATATATAAAACTTGTATTTTTTAAAGTGTATAAAATATAAAAATATAATATAAATTTTTTACAAGACAGGGAACATTCTTGTACCCTCTATATTTCTACAGAGGCCAGACTATACCTTAAGCCTTTACGATGATGACTAATCATCTAAGACCAACGATCCGGTAGTCGTTGAGGGAGTATCATGTTCTAGTCATTACGAATTTAGATACTTTACCCGCGGGTTGTCCAATCCGATACATTTTTACCATACCCGAGGCTATTAACCTGGCCATCGTTATATTTCTATAACGACTTGGTAGTATCGGCTCTAAGGAGTTTTCCGACATTATAAATCGTTTCGCCCATAAAATACATGGACTAGGTGGTTATATATTAACAAACAATAGTGTTATTTGTTAAACGGAAATTATAATGTTTATCAACCAAAGTGTTTCCGTAACTTTGATTGCATCCACCTATTCTTGGCTTCCCTATCTTAAATGTTATGATTTGTTTGTATAATTGAAAAATATACAATATATACAAACAAATCATAACATTTAAAGATTTTTTACCAAGAGCACCACCTGCAACACGGACGATGTTATGGTTAACAGCGACCAAGATGAAGGCGAATTGTTGAGCACAAGGAGCACCATCAGTGGTGTTAGGACCAGGAGCTGAAGGAACAGTACCAGTAGCTGTAGCAACAGCAGTAGCAGTTTGAGAAGGAGTAATTTGGAGTGAGACGTTGGTCAACTTACCAAAGTTAGTTGAACCCATAGGATTGACACTCATGACATCCAAACTATAAGAGTACATGTGATAACCAGTTTCGTTAGGAATAGAAACAGCGTTGTAGAAAGGATTGACCAAAGAGAAGTAGTCAGCACCCATATTGCTTAAACGTTGAGTGTTTTCATACAACAAGGAAGCAGTGTTAACAGGGTCAACAGCAAAGTTAGGAGAAGTGTTCAAACCAACAGCTGAAGGAACAGGTGAAGCACAAGTATAGTTGGACCATTCAGCAGAGTTAGTAGTGTTACGAACAGCGAAGAATAAACATTTAACAGCATGAGACAAACGGATATCAGTTGACAATAACGCATTAGATTGAGGATTGAAGGTAGTAGTAGGAACAGTTTGAACTTGTTCGATGAGAATATCACGAGGAGCTTGACCCATTTGCTTACGTTCGTTGTTAGAAACGATAGCATATTCAGCCCAGACATCAACTTGAGTCAATTGAGGAACTGATTGTAAATCACCAGCAGAAACAGGAACTGAAACTTGAGTAGCAGTGTTATCCAAGATAATCAAATCAGTATAATCACGGAAGTTGAAGTTCAAACGCATTTCATTATAAGGTAAAGCAGCAGTAGGAAGAGCAACACCAGAATCACGTGAGTGACACAAAGGTAAAGGCAAGTTCAAAGTAACTTGAGGAAGAACATAAGGAGAACCAACAGCAACAGGGTCAGTTAATTCAGCAATGTTACCAACCATGTTATTGTAACCGTTACGCTTACCAGCAGGGATAGCGAATTGTGCCCAGAAGTCCAAATAGTAGTTATCAAAACGCATTTCAGTCAAATCGTTGAAAGAAATAGAAGCTTCACGAATCAAAGCATGCATTAAGTTACGAGTATAACGAAGAGCACCATCTGCACCAAAACGATTGTTGGTGACATCCAAATTGACT